TAAAGGTGGCTTTTTCGTAGGAATGGCTATCGCCTCTGTTATTGGCGGTATCATTTCTTTTGTTGCAACCAAGCTAGTTCGATAAGGAAAAATCATGTACGGAAAAACACCAAAAATGTCTAGTCCTAAAGACACTAAAAAGGATTCTAAAAAAGGAATGCCTTTGTCAATAATGATTGCTGTTGGCAAGCCTAGAGCCATGCCTACCCGTGGTGGTCGCACAGCTACTAATATGATGAAAAAGTCTGGACGAGGTAAATAATGTCTTCTTTAACTGCTCCCGTTACGCTTCTTAGCTCAGTTACTGCTACAGGTGCTTCCAGCAATTCTGCACGTTACAGGCATTACAACTGCTACTGTTGCCCTTCAAGGTAGTCTTGATGGCACAACATTTAGCACTGTTGGCACTGCTTTAACGGCTGATGGCTTTGTTACTTTGGCTAATGCTCCTAAGTATTTAAGAGCCAATTGCACAGCGTATACATCTGGAACAATCATCGCAAAGATATTGTACTGATATGAAAACCAAAGCCCAAAAGAAGATCAGCAAGGTAATGACTGAGTTTGGCAAGGGTAAGTTGACTACCAATAAAAAGGTCGTCACTAATCCAAAACAGGCTTTGGCTATTGCTTTGTCTGAGGCGGGGAAGGCTAAGAAGAAATGAAATCTAAGGTCAATCAAGCAAAGGTATACACCAAACCTACCATGCGTAAAGCCTTGTTTGAGAAGATCAAGGCGGGTGGCTCGGGTGGTGATCCTGGTGAATGGTCTGCCCGTAAAGCACAATTGTTAGCTAAAGAATACAAAGCCAAGGGTGGCGGTTACAAATCTTAACTGGAGAAAATTATGCGTGTTATTGAAATCAAAGCTGCTAAAACCTTTAAGCCTTGCGCTGGTTGCCCAACACCTAGCAAGTGCAAATCTATGGGTAAATGCGTTAAAAAGATGAAATGAAAGCCCCTCAAAAGAGTTTAAAAGATTGGGGCGACCAGAAATGGCGCACTAAGTCTGGTAAGCCTTCCTCTATAACGGGTGAGAGATATTTACCAGAGGCGGCTATCAAGTCTTTGTCGGCTAAAGAGTATGCGGCAACCACTAAGGCCAAGCGTGAAGGCACAAAGGCTGGTAAACAGTTTGTTGCCCAACCTAAAGCAATTGCAAAGAAAACAGCAAAGTTTAGATGAGGTAGATATGAAAAGTCCTGCTTGGCAAACAAAAGAAGGAAAATCTGCCTCTGGGGGCTTGAATGCTAAAGGCAGAGCATCGTATAATGCAGAAACAGGTGGCAATTTAAAACCACCAGTCAAGTCGGGAGATAACCCTCGTAGGGCATCCTTTTTAGCACGAATGGGCAATATGCCTGGCGCTGAGATGAAAGATGGAAAGCCTACCCGACTTTTACTTTCTCTTAGAGCTTGGGGCGCAACGTCCAAGGAAGACGCTAAAGCAAAAGCTAAAGCGATCTCTAAGAGGAATATGAAGTGAGACCAGTATCTGTCGGACTTAACCCAACAGCCGCAACGCTGACAACTGTTTATACAGTTCCTACGGGTTATTACGCCAAGTTTACTGTGATGTACATTCACAATACTGGTGGTTCGACTAAGCACATTACTGTTCAATGGTATGACGCAAGTGCTGCCACAACCTTGGATATTCTTACTAATTACGACTTTACATCTAAGCAATACCTCCAGTTTGATGGCAATGCTTATATCGTTTTAGAAGAAGGCGATAGAATTCAAATTACTACTCAAAGTGCAAGTACATTCAGTTTTATTGCCACATTTGAAGTATCAGGAGCGCAACGAACATGACCTACTTAGAACTTGTTAACGATGTGTTAGTTCGCTTGCGTGAAAGCACAGTATCTACTGTTGGCGAAACCGCCTATTCTGCTTTGATTGGCAAGTTTGTCAATGATGCCAAGCGTCAGATTGAAGATTCCTATAACTGGAATGTTTTAGGACAAATAATTACAGTTACTACTGCTGCTGCCACAAGTTCTTATTCTTTGACAGGTGCAGGTCAGAAGTTCCGTATCAATGACGCTATAAACACTACAAGTGTTATTACTTTAGACAACATTGCTGTTGCGGATATGAACCGCAAGCTCAACTTTGGTACGCCTTCACAGTCTATCCCTTCAGAGTTTTGCTTTAGTGGTGTAGATGGCAATGGCGACACAAAGGTTGACTTGTTCCCTGTTCCCAATGGCGTATATACATTGAAGTTTGATGTAACTGTCCCACAGGCTAATTTGTCTGCTGATGGTACTTCTGTAAAGGTCTTGGACTATTTGGTTGCTCAAAGTGCTTATGCAAGGGCTTTGATTGAGCGTGGTGAAGATGGTGGAACAAACTCTAATGAGGCTTATGCTTTGTTTAGAGGAATGCTCTCTGATGCTATTGCATTGGAAAGCACTCGCTATCCTGAAGACAACTTTGTGGCGGTCTAATGGCATCAGCACTCCAAAGTTATAGTCTCTCAGCACCAGGCTTTTATGGCCTGAATACTGAAGATTCGCCCCTTGATTTGGGGTCTGGTTTTGCCTTGGTCGCAACTAATTGCATCTTGGATCAGTATGGTCGTATTGGTGCTAGAAAAGGTTGGACAAGGGTTAACTCTTCCTCTGGCAATCTAGGTGCTAACGATGTTGGCGTGATCCATGAATTAGTCCAAAACGATGGAACTTTGACTGTTCTGTTTGCTGGCAACAACAAGATATTTAAACTCGGGACATCTAACGCTGTTACTGAGTTGTCCTATGGCGGTGGTGGTTCTGCTCCTACTATTTCAGCAAGTAACTGGCAATGTGCATCTTTGAATGGCATTGCATACTTCTTCCAAACTGGTCACGATCCTTTGATTTATGACCCTGCCGTAAGTACAACTACTTATCGCAGAGTCTCTGAGAAGTCTGGTTATGTAGCTACAGTTCCTCAAGCCAACATTGCTATTTCAGCATTTGGTCGCTTATGGGTAGCTAATACATCTACAGACAAAGTAACAGTTACCTTTTCTGATCTGATTGCAGGTCATGTGTGGGGTGGTGGCACTTCAGGCTCATTGGATGTCTCTCGTGTGTGGCCTAATGGTGCAGATGAAGTTATGGGCTTGGCAGCTCACAATGATTTCTTGTTTATCTTTGGTAAGAAGCAGATTCTTGTTTACTCTGGTGCTTCTACCCCCGCATCTCTAGTTCTTAGCGACACAGTAGGCTCTATTGGGTGTATTGCTAGGGATACCATACAAAGTATTGGTACTGACGTTGTTTTCTTGTCAGACTCAGGTGTTCGTTCATTGATGAGGACTATTCAAGAGAAGTCTGCTCCATTGCGAGACCTTTCTAAGAATGTTCGATTTGATTTGGAATCTTCCTTGTCTGGAGAAACACTAGCAAACGTCAAATCTGTTTATTCAGAGAAGAATGCTTTTTATCTGCTTGTTCTGCCAGCTACTTTGCAAGTTTATTGTTTTGATACTAAGCAATCTTTGCAAGATGGTGCTTCCCGTGTAACCAAATGGGATAGTATTTCACCAACCGCACTAAGATCGTTGCGTAATGGCGACTTGTACATTGGCAAGAATGGTTACATTGGTAAGTATGGTGGTTATCTTGATGACGCCTCTACTTATCGTTTCTTGTACTACACAAACAATGCTGACTTAGGCAATCCTAATCAGATTTCCATTCTGAAGTCTATTACTGCTGTGGTTATTGGTGGTTCTAACCAGTTCCTCACAATCAAGTGGGCTTTTGACTATTCGGGTGCTTATCAGTCTGAGAACGTCTTTATTCCACCTCAAGGCTATTTTGAGTATGGGGTTGGCGAGTATGCGGTTGCAGACTACTCAAGTGGCATTCCAATTAAAGCACTAACAAGTAATGCTTCAAGTGCAGGTAAAATCGTACAAACTGGTTACGAAGCCACTATCAATGGCACTCAGTTGTCAATTCAGAAAATTGAACTTCAAGCCAAAGAAGGCAAGATAGGATAAACCAT